TAAAAGAAAAGACACCTAGTCCAACAAAAAAGAAGAGAGTAGGATTTGCATCCAATAATGAAACGCGTAAAATATCTCATCGTAAAGATGATTTATTTTTTAGCGATTTAGATGAAGAATTGAGAACCACGATTTTAAAGTTATTGAGTTATGATGCAGATGACGATTATTTGACAGTAAATCAATATCATAAAAATTTACCATTTTTTGTAGATATACATATGGAAATTGCAAAACAACAAAGTGTTACTACTGATGTAGTAGAGAGCACATCACGAAAAGTGCTGGAAAAATACAGGAAAATGGCATTAAAACAAGAAGAATTAGACAAAAAGAAATATGCAAAAAACATTGATGAATTTATTAGTGATAAAAAACCATTACCGAAGAAATTTGAACACATTTTATTGAGTACTTCAACACAAGAAAATATTGATAACATGAAAAATATGAAAAAATATAAGAAAATAATAGATGATGAAATGGAAACAGATGTTAACATGAATACTGTTAAAAATAAAAAGATAGAATATACTGCACATAATGTTACAAAGAAAGTATCACCAAAACAGCTTAAAGTTATTACAACAGAAGGCACTAAAGTGGAGGCAACTAAAAAAGTACCCAAGAAGAAAATTGTAATCCATACACCAGCACCAGAACCCGAACCCGAACCCAAGAAGAAAATAGCACATACACCAAAGGAAACCAAGGACCCTATTTGCAAAAAATTCACAAAAGTAGATAAAATAGAAGAATTCAAAAAAAATGGTATGTCTGTTCTCCAAAAGTGTTCTAAAGACGAACTAAGAGCTATGGTAGAGGAAGCGAACAAAGCTTTTCATTGCACTGGTAATCCATTAATGAGTGATGCAGAATACGATATTTTATATGACTATTTAAAATCAAAAGATAAAACAATAAGTGATACTGTTGGTGCACCAATTGTTAAAAATAAAGTCAAATTGCCATATGAAATGTGGTCTATGGACAAAATAAAACCAGACACAAATATACTCACAACATGGAAACAAAAATATAACGGACCATATGTAATATCCTGTAAATTAGACGGCGTAAGTGGTTTGTATAGTACCGAAGGTAGTGAACCCAAACTCTATACCCGCGGCGACGGAAAAGTCGGTCAAGATATAAGTCATATGATTCCATATTTACGATTACCAAAAACAAAGGGATTAGTAATGCGAGGTGAATTCATTATATTGGAAGACAAATTCAAACGCGACTATAAAGAGAAATTTTCTAATTCAAGAAATCTTGTAGCAGGTATTGTTAATAAAAAGAAATCCAAAGATACATTGGAAACATACAAAGATATTGACTTTGTAGCATATGAATTAATCAAACATCCTGACCATGAAACCATTTTGCCATCTCAACAAATGGAATTATTGTCTTCTATGGATTTGGAAGTAGTGAAATATGAAGTCCATGAAAATGTAGACAATGATATGCTTTCAGGTATATTGAAGGATTGGAGAACAAACTATAAATACACGATTGATGGGATTATTGTTTGCGATGATAAGGTATATCAGCGCACAAGTAGTAATCCTAAACACGCTTTTGCATTTAAAATGGTATTGAGTGACCAAGTGGCAGAAGCACATGTTGTAGATGTATTGTGGAGCCCATCCAAGGATGGATATTTGAAACCACGTGTAGAAATAACACCAGTGCACCTAGGGGGTGTGAAAATAACATATGCAACTGGTTTCAATGCACAGTTCATTGAAACAAATAAAATTGGAATAGGTGCCATTATTACGCTTGTTAGGTCTGGTGACGTAATACCATATATACAATCAGTAAATGAGCCCGCATCAGAACCAAAAATGCCGAATGAACCATATGTATGGAATAGTACACATGTAGATATTATGTTGGAAAATAAGTCAGACAATGAAACGGTATTAGAAAAGAATATTACAGGATTCTTTAAAGGATTGGAAGTTGAAGCGTTGGGTGCAGGGAATGTGAAAAAACTAATAAGTGGCGGTTTCAATTCTATTGAGAAGATCATAAAAATGAGTATAGAGGATTTTTTGTCTATTGATGGTTTCAAGAAGAAAATGGCAGAGAAAATTCATAATTCAATAAAGGAGAAATTAGAAAAGGCGACAATAGTGCAAATAGCCGCTCACTGTAATATTTTTGGCCGCGGTTTCAGTGAAAAGAAGTTGGAAGTCATATTTACAGCACATAGTGATATATTAACAAATCCTGTGTCAGTAGAAACATTGGCCAAAGTAAAACAAATAGAAAAGAAAACCGCACAAGCCTTTTTGGATCATATTGATGAATTCAAAGAATTTTTGGCAGCGACCAATCTTACTCATAAAATGGATACAGCATTAGCAGCACCGGCGATTTCAGTATCAACAGACCATGTTTTATATGATAAAAATATTGTATTTACAGGATTCAGAAATAAGGAACTAGAAGCAAAACTAAAAGCCATTGGTGCAAAGGTAACAACATCTATAAATAAAAAGACACATGTATTATTAGTCAAATCTAAAGACGATGACTCATCAAAAATAGAAGAAGCAAAGAAACTTCAAATAGAAATTATGACGCCAGATGAATTTATAGCCAAATATGACATGTAAAAATATAAATAGAATGATGTTATAATATTAAAAAATTGAATATAATAATTTTTAATATTATATAATATACAATACACACGCACTATGAATTATATCGGTAAAAAAGGTTACACTATATACAAAAATCAATATTCGGATGATGTCATAGAATCCATAAAAAAGGAATTGATGTTGAAACCACAATTGCCAATGAAACAATTTGGTAACGTCGGCAACACAGAGTTTCCTGTGTATAGAGAAAATACAAATAAACTTTATGTACCACGATTTTACGGAATAGATAAATTGGGAATGCCAGATAAAAGCGAATTGAGTATTGGAGAAAATATTGACTTGCCTTTTGCAAAAGATTTACGTCCCTATCAAGAGAACATTGTCAATATATATATGAATCACGTAAAACCAGGTTCTGGTGGAGGTATATTAGAAGTCCCATGTGGACGCGGTAAATGTCTAGGAATAAACACACCCATTATCATGTATGATGGTTCTATTAAAATGGTACAAGATATTGTTGTTGGAGATGTGTTAATGGGCGATGACTCCACGCCAAGGAATGTGATGTCTTTGGCCCGTGGAAGAGAACAAATGTACAAAGTTGTTCCAGACAAGGGTGAACCATATGTTGTTAATGAGAGTCATATATTGTCATTGAAACATAAATATACAAAAGATATTCATGACATATGCGTATTGGATTATCTTCAATTGAAATATCCTCATCATTATTTGGGTTACAGAGTCCATGTTGTTTTTGAAACACCGCCCAAAAAAACATTGGGTATTCCCATAAAAGAAAATATGGAATATGAAATCAGTGTTGTAAAGACACGTGTGGATGATTATTATGGATTCACAATAGATGGAAATCGCCGTTTTGTGTTGGGTGATTTTACTGTTACACATAATACAGTCATGGCATTAAAGATCATTTCCAATATACAGAAGAAAACACTTATATTGGTTCATAAGGAGTTTCTGATGAATCAATGGATAGAGCGTATAAAGGAATTTACACCAAGTGCTCAAATAGGTCGCATTCAAGCCCAAATATGTGACATAGAAAATAAAGATATTGTGTTGGGAATGATACAAACAATGTATAATAAAGAATTTCCACAAGAAATCTATGATACGTTTGGACTCACAGTCATAGACGAAGTGCATCGCATTGGAAGTGAAGAATTTTCCAAAACATTATTGAAAGTGGTGACACCATATATGTTGGGTATAAGTGCCACAGTAGAACGCAAAGATAAATTGACCAAACTATTATATATGTTTATTGGCCCAAAAATATATTGTGAACAGCGTTCTAATGAACACGAGGTTTGTGTGCGTTCTATATGTTATGAAACGAGAGATGAGGAATTCAATACTATTGAATATGATTTTCGCGGTAATGTGAAATACAGCACAATGATAAGTAAGCTTTGTGGATTTGGACCAAGAAGTGATTTCATTATAAGTGTCATTAGAAATACATTAACTGAGAATCCTGAATCACAAATGATGATATTGGCACACAATAAAAATTTGCTGACTTATTTACATGATAAAATAGAACATGAAAAAATAGCGTCTGTGGGTTACTATATTGGTGGTATGAAACAAAGTGAATTGGAAAAGACGGAGTCTAAGCAAATCGTCATAGCTACATATGCTATGGCAGCAGAGGCATTGGATATAAAGACACTGAGTATTCTACTGATGGCAACACCTAAAACAGATATTACACAATCTGTTGGACGAATATTGCGTATGAAACATGATAATCCATTGGTTATTGACATTGTGGACAGCCATGAATGTTTTCAAAATCAATTCAATACACGTAAACGATTTTATAAGAAATCCGAATACGTTATAAAGCAAATAACATCTAAAGAATACATAGACGATCCTCATAATTTTATCACAATCTACGACCCCAAAGCACCTGTTAAGAAAACCAAAAAAGGCGATGGTTGTTTGATTAATATTTCGCGTCTAAAAGATAAAGACAAATAACATAAAGACGTGCCATGGAAATATAGTGTAATAGTACTATTTATACGTAATATATTTCATATATGATAGAACCCAGTGCATTTTTAATACACAAAACATTGAATCAAAATTGTAGTTCGTATGTATATGGTGAAATTAGCAGCCAATCATTATTATCTATTATGAATGATTTTTCTTGTGATAACTGCAAGTTTTTGGATATAGGAAGTGGTCTTGGAAATGTTTTGTTTGACTTAAGCGCAATAGAGAACTTACAACTATATGGTATAGAAATAGACCCAGCTCGTTATTATAGATCTATAATGACACAAGAATTACTAAATATAGATGAAGGCACTATAGAAATCATGCAAGGAGATTATAGAAAGCTATATTTGGGTAATTACGATTTTCTTTATTGTTGTAATTGTGTATTTGAAACAGAAGATAATGATAAATTGTTTGATAAGATTATCAAAGAATTCAAAGGGCATTGTTTTTTATTTGCGTTTAATAAAAAAATGCTGCCTTATTATGTAAAACATTTTGTAATTAATACAAGTTGGATAAAGAATACGCAATTGTATTATTTTTATCTAAAATAACTTACTTTCTGAAAACACCGAATTCACCCTTCTTGGTGATGTACCCGGCATCAGTTAAGAAGTGGTGATTCTTCTTACCGTTCTTGTGTTGTTTCTTGGACATAATTCTTCCCTTCTTCTTCATCAACATGCGTCTTGTCAAGTTACCGCGGGTCTTTTTGGCGGTTTTGTTCCACACTTCGCGTTTTGAACCAAAAGTCTTAGCAAATTCAGCCATTATATATATACTAAATATAATATTTTGTATTGTCATAAAATATTTTGTATTGTCATAAAATATTTTGTATTGTCATATTTTGTATTGTCATAAAATATTTTGTATTGTCATATTTTGTATTGTCATATTTTGTATTATATTGTGTTGTATTTTTCATTATTTCTTTTTGTCTTATTTTTTTTACTTCTGATTTGCTTTTTGGTTCTTACATAACCAAATTGTCCTTTCTTAGCTCCATATCCATATTTTTCTAAACGTCTTTCTTTTGTTGCGGATTCATGTTTATTTGCCGAAACAATGCGTCCCCACTTATTCATAATGAGATCATTTTTTGTTAATCCATGTTTCGTTTTATACGCAGTACCATTATGTACTTGTTCTCTTGAACCAAATAATTCTTTATAGGTTTTATTCTTAATTGTATATGTTCCACTAACAGGGTCTCTAACAGGTCGTTTCATTATATAATAGAAAAATATTAAAAAATGTTTTTGTTTTGTTTTGTTTTTTTTTGTTTTTTTGTTTGTGTTTTTCTATTTTTTGTGATACTATATACAAGTTATATGTTCAATGACTCAAACATCTCAGTCATAATTTCTACTTTCTTATTTGAAGCTTCTTGAACATAACTGTCAAGTGTTTTGTGACTTACCATGAAAATCCACATCTTCCATGAAGAATTTGAAAACAACCACTGTTTTCTGTTGCCCATAACGATAACATCGTCCAATGGCTTGTGACTCCATACCAGGATTCCAAAAGGGTGACACGAAATATATCTCATTCCTGGATTGTAGATTTAATCCCTCACAACCCATTTTCATTTGGATGATTAAAACCTCCGGGTCTCTTTCCAACAATGATGTCCGTTGTTGTTTACTAAGAGAACCTTCGTAGATTTCACAATTGATATGTGGTGCCAACAAATCATGCAAATAATTCATTTCTTCGCGAAACTGACAGAACACTAGCTTCTTGTTACCGTTATTCCGACTAAGTATCTTAGAGGCAACTGCACGGAGTTTTGAATTCATAATAACGGTTTCACCACCGAGCTGTTTGAATAATATTGTGGGACACACACACATTTGTTTTGCACGCAAATAGTATGGCAAATGGAATGTGCCGAACTTTTTGACAATATTCGTGTCTTGTTTCTGAAATATTTCATAATCATTGGCATTCCCACCATTGGGGAATAATTTACTGTGAATACCCATACACAACATCTTTTCTTGTTCATCCCATGGCACTCTGACATTGACTTTCATTAACATGGGCATTTCTATCTTGGCGTCTTCTTTTGTACGACGAATAACAATTTTTGAAAGCTGTTCCGGGTCAATGGATTTTGAATCTTGGATTTTCATAATTTCACATAGATGATAGAAATCGGATTTTTTATTTTGAATTGGTGTTCCAGACAGTAGCCACATGATATTGCATTGTAAATGTGAAACTGCCAAGTGGATTCGGCTCTTCTTATTTCGCATATTATGGGCTTCGTCAAACAACACGCGGTCAAAGAAGTTGGAAAACAAATATCCGCGTTTTTTGAAATCATAGACAACGTTGCCGTAAGTTGTAACGACTATATTTGCATTGTTATTTATTTTCTTCTTAGATGCGCCGTAATATACAAAGCATGAAAGATTTGTATATTGCTTAAATGCATGAACCCATTGATGTAATATAGGCAAGGGCAAAACAACCAGAGTTTTTTCCACTTTTCTACAAGCAATGATTGACGTCATCAAAATGGTCTTACCTGTACCCATTTCATCGGCTATGATACCCCCATAGTGGTATTGATAGTCTTCCTTATGTTGTTCTCTATAAGAACACCATTGGAATCCTGACTCTTGATGCTCCTGGAATTTCAAGCTATTGGATTTGATGAATTCACTATATTTCATGGAAGTTGGTAGTTTGATATATACACGTATTTAAGCATTTCTATATTCAATTTTTTAAAAATCTCGGTACATGTTACTTGCTACTTACTTTTCATAATATTTTATATATGATTACAAAATATTATATTCATAATTATTTACTATTATCAACAATTGTTGCTACCACTGCTTCCGCTACCTTCTCCTCAACTTTGTCAGCTACTTGTTCAACCTTTTCTTCAACCTTGTCAGCTACTTGTTCAACCTTTTCTTCAACCTTGTCAGCTACTTGCTCAACCTTATCAGCTACTTGTTCAACCTTTTCTTCTACCTTGTCAACTACTTGTTCAACCTTTGCTTCAACCTTGTCAGCTACTTGCTCAATCTTTTCTTGAACTTGTTCTGTAACACTGACTAAATTGGCGGATAAATCTTCCACGACATCAGCTGCACTGTCAATCAAATCTTCTAATTTCTCAGCAATATTATTAGATCCATCAAGTACTTGTTCTAATACATCTCCAGCAATATCAAGTAAATTATTATTGCTTGGGTCATATTCACCTGGTTCTAATACAGTCATAGATATATTATATTTACCACAGCATACAAAAGATACCATTATATACTAACATAATATATTTTTATATATTGATAATTTTCAAAAAAAGATATTAAACATAAATAAATACACATAATATGGCACATGAAGAAATGCAATATTTACAATTAATAAAAGATATTCTAGAAACAGGAACACATGAAGAAGGCAGAAATGGAAAAGTCATCACTAAATTC